CAAGACGATGCAGCTCCGGAACCTCGGTGGCGGCGTTGAGCTACCGGATCGGCGCAAGTCTCCAGATGATCCTGCGCCGCTGATTGCATGTTACGTGGCATTTACCGCCGCGACGCAGATGGCCAAAGACACGAAGAAGATTTATGAGAGCTCATATGCTCAGGGCGGCAGCCTAATGTTTGCCTGACGGAGGACAAGCAACATGCCTATTATGCAAAGACTAAGAAACCTATTCGGACAAAACGTCTATGTCAGCATCACGCCGGAAGAAGCGCCGGTCGTGTCCGGCATGGGCGCACGTCAGCTGTACGCCACGCAGGCAAATCTGCACGCGGTGGTGTCGTTCCTGGCTGATTCCGTAGCGCAGCTTCCGCTGAAGGTCTATCGACGCGACGGAGAGACGGATCGGCAGCGGGATCGGGACAGCGTGGCGGCAAAGTTGCTGTGGAGACCGAACGGCGATCAGACGAGCTATGAGTTCATCAACGGTCTTGCGGTCGAGTTCCTGCTCATGGGCTGTGCGACCGTGTGGATCTTGCCGGACGCCGACTCTGATTCGGGCTATCAGCTACGTATAATCCCTCGCGAATGGATCGTGGATACGGATCGTGAGACCAATTACGCGCCGGATGTGCTGAAGGTGCGAACCGGCAACGGGGGGACGGTGGAGCTCAAACGGAGCGAGTTCGTACAGTTCCGGATCTATTCACCGGGCAACCCCGGCGGCTACCAGTCCCCGATCGCGGCGCTGAGGCAGACGCTGACGGAGCAGGTGCAGGCCGAGAAGTTCCGCACGGAGATCTGGAGGTCATCCGGGCGGTTCAATGCGTACATCACACGCCCGAAGGATGTCGCGCCGTGGGACGATGAGACGAAGAAAAAGTGGCTGACGGCCTTCCGCGAAGGGTGGGGACAGAATGGCGGCAATGCCGGCAAGATGCCCCTGCTTGAAGACGGCATGGAGATCAAGCCGTATCAGTTCAACGCGAAGGACGCGCAGTACGCGGAGGCGAAGCAGCTCTCCCGCGAGGATGTAGCCGCTGCCTATCACGTCAATCCTTCGCTGATATGGCACACGACCACGCAGACATACGCGAGTGCGAAGGACAACGCCCGGGCGCTGTATGCGGACTGTCTCGGACCGACCCTGCAGATGTTCCAGCAGAGGATCAACAGCTTCCTGCTTCCGATGATTGGAGCAGATCCGGAGCTGTATGTCGAGTTCGACCTCAAGGAAAAGCTCAAAGGTTCGTTCGAGGAGCGCGCGAGCATCCTCCAGGCATCTGTCGGCGGCCCCTGGATGACGCGGAATGAAGCGAGGGCGGACAACAACCTGCCGCCGGTCGATGGTGGCGACGATCTCATCGTGCCGATGAACGTGTTGGAAGGTGGGCAGGCAAGCCCGCAGGACACGCACATGGACGCACAGGAGCCGGTGACGATCCAGCCGACCGGGCTGTCGTGCGGATGTGCGGCGTGCAAATCTGCGCCGGAACAGGTGCGCGTCAAGGCGCGATCCTCGCAGGAAGAGGATGAGCGCATGGCGGAAGTGCTTGCGAAGTTCTGGAAGCGGCAGGCTGACAGCGTGCTTCCCAAGCTCGGCGCAAAGGCTGCGCGATGGTGGGATGAGGATCGCTGGAACGATGAGCTAACGGAAGACATCGAGCCGGTGATCAATGACATCGCGGATGTGCACGGCGAAGAGACCGCCGCGGCGATCGGGAGCAAGTACAACACTGCGCAGACGCGCAACTATCTGCGCGAGATGGCAAAAGGCCGCGCAAAGGCGATAAATGATGCGACCTATCGAAAACTGCAGGACGCAATGGACGACGAGGACGAAGAAAAGACCCCGGCACACGTGTTCGAGGTTCGCGAGAGCAACGATGCGGCCCTGTTCGGTCGTTCGCTCGCGCTTGCCGCGGCAGGCTGGGCGGCAGTTCACGAAGCACCGCATCAGGCAGAGCAGCAAGGCATTGAAAAGACTGTTGAAAAGGTGTGGGTGACTGGCGAGAACCCGCGGCAGGAACACCTGATGATGAACGGCGAGACGGTTCCGGTCAACGAGGCGTTTTCAAACGGCTGCTTCTGGCCGGGCGATGAGGGCGGAGATCCAGACACCACGTGCGGATGCAACTGCTCCACGGAAATAGTAATCACAGTTGGATGAAGGAGGACGACATGGAACACCTTTACAAGTCATTTGAACTGAAGGCCGATGAAGCCGGCACGATCAGCGGATATTTTTCCACCTACGACCGCGATCCGGACAGTTACGGCGATATTATTGCGCCGGGCGCATTCACGGACACCATCAAAGCACGGAAGGATTCTGGACATCCATTCCCGCTGTGCTGGAACCACGACCTGGATCAGATCATCGGCACCGTGGACACAATCGAAGACACCGAAAAGGGCCCGCTGATGACAGCGAGCTTTTTTAATACCGAACTGGCACAGGAAAAGCGCGAGATCGTGAAGAGCGGCTGCGTGTTTCAGTTCTCGTTCGCTTACGACGTGCTGGACGCGGCCCCGGTAGAGCTCGATGGCGGCATCAAGGCAAATGAGCTCCGCAAGCTCGACCTGTTCGAGGTGTCAATCGTGCCGATTCCGGCGAACCAGCACGCGGTCATGACAGAAGTGAAGTCAGAGGTTGCAACGGCTACGGTCAAGATCGTGCCGGAAATCGATGAGGAGGCGTTCAAGGAGGCACTTGAGAAAGCCGGACGCCGCAACAGCAAGTCCGATGAGTACGCAATCAGACAGGCTATCTCGCTCTTACAGGGCGTTTTAGACGAAGCAGATCCGGAAGACGGAGAGGACGAAGCAAAGGCCAACGTGGCAGCGGAGGAGCCGGAGCAGAGCAATCCGAGGAAGGACGCGCTTCTGGAAACCATCAAAAATTTGAACATGGAGGATTAAAACATGACTCTCAAAGAACAGCTTGCCGAGAAGAAGGCAGCCCTCAAGGCCCTTGAGGAGAACATCAAGGCCGGCGAGGAAGACGCGATTGCCAAGGGTGAGGAGATCGCTGAGGCTATCAAGAACATTCAGGCATCTATTGACAACGCCGAGAAGGCAAACACTCTGCTCGCGCAGATCGGCAACACAGAGGAAGAGGCACAGGAGGATGGAACCGTGGAAGAGAACGGCATCAAGAGCATGAATCTGGAGTATCTCAAGAACAACAGAGGCGCAGTGCAGACTTATATCAAGGCGGCAACAGACCCGGTCACAGGGCCGACGATTCCGTACGTGAGCCAGAACGTCGCTGAAATCCAGTACAAACTGGGCGTCAGAGACCTGTTCAGCACTGAGGCGATCAGCGGAAACAGCTACACCTACTTCCGCATGGGTGCGTCTGATCTGCCGAGCGGATTCGATGGAACAACTGCACAGGGCGCGGAAAAGCCGCAGATCCATCCGACATATGCACCGGTCACCGCTGCACTTGTCAAGAAGGCTGCTCACCTGAAAGAGACCGATGAGCTTCTGAGCGACGCTCCGTATCTTGAGAGCGTTGTTAGAGGCCGTGGCGTTTACGAGCTCCAGAAAGCGATTGAATCTTATCTGGTGTCCACGCTGCTCGGAACTTCCGGCATTGACGTGACTGTCAACTCCGGCATCAGCTTCGACAACCTGCTGAAGGCTAAGATGGCAGTCAACTCCAACACCGGCTATGATGCAGACGCGATCATCATCAATCCGGCTGACCTGCAGACTCTGCTCCTGACAAAGGACGGCGGCAGCACTGGCCAGTACCTGATGGGCGGCCCGGCTTATGCTCCGTATGGCAATGGCGCATATGGCGCATATCTCCCGATCTGGGGCATGAAGGTGGTCGCGACTTCCGCGATTGCTTCCGGCACAGCTATCGTCGGCGCGTTCAAGGCTTGCGCATCCGTCATCACCAAGGCAGGCGAAGGCTTCCGCGTTGAGGTCGCGAACCAGAACGAAGATGATTTCGTCAAGAACATGGTCACGGTCCGCATCGAAGAGCGCCTGCTTGAGGCGGTTCGTCTGCCGGGCGGCTTCGCAAAGGTCTTCACGGCTTAAAAAAACAATGACGTGGGGTCGCTTCGGCGGCCCCTAACAGAAAGGCGGCGAACATGCTTAAACACTATTTGATGCCGAACGGCCACATTTACCAGTATGAGGAAGGGACGGAGCCGGAGGGCGCTGTCTTGGTCGAGGCAAAGAAGACAGAGCCGTCTGACAAGGCGGCAAAGCCGGTCAACAAAGCAAGGAGGGCGGCAAGGAAATGATCACGATCTGGGGCTATGAGCTGACGGAACTAAACAGCATCCCAAACATGCTGACGGTGGAGGAATTCAACAAGTACACCGGAAGTCAGTACGGATCGGACGAGGATCGCATCACAGCGGAAATCGCAGCGGCGTGCGCATCCATTCGCAATTTTGTCGGATGGCACCTCGCACCATCTGCGGCGTGTAAGCTGTCCGCGAACATGCTCGACCGACGCGTGAGCTACGCAGGGCGTGACGTCCTGATCCAGCTCCCCGCACGATATGTGACGGAGGTCTCTTCCGTCAAGATCGGCGGCGTAGAGTGCGAGCACGTGGCGAGCGATCCGAATGGTATCGTCCGGGTGTTTGATGCAGGGACGTTTGAGCGATATGCCTCGGTGGAAGTTATTTACACGGCTGGCCTCTCCGACGAAGCGCTGGCACCGGTCAAGGAACTGATCGCGCACCGCGTGACGCACTCAATCGCAGTCCCTGCGGGGATCACGTCGGA